ACAGGATGACTATGGATGACTGCTACGACTTCACCCTTGTCTTCAGCGGCAGCGTAATCGACTGGATCGAGTATGAAAAACTCGTTTCCCTCAGCCAAGTTTTTACATGGCCAATACCTCTCCCGTCCCTTAGCGACGATGAGCAAGCCACATGACTCACGCGGATCTTCCGCCTTTGCGTGTTCAAGTGCTTTCGCTCTAGCCGCTGCCTTCATCCGTTAAACGCACCAATGCCGGGGAATGCTCCAAAGGGTAGTTCGGCGCTGGTTCCAAATCTTGCCTGACAGCTACTTAGCTTTTTGCCACATACGTCGTCAGCTGAATCAGTGACAGCCTTGTCGTTCTCGTCAAAATAACTGCTGCCGCTGTACCCACACTCCGAACCCTTGTAAATCCAAGGGCAAAGGTTGGCACTGCATTGACGCTTTGGAGCGCGAACGCCAGCCAAGTCAAACGACGCAGCTAGCTCAAACTCAACAAGGTTCCTGTCCTCAGAAACCTTTCGGGCAACGTAGTAAATCTCGTCAGGGAACTTGCTGGTGGTGTCTGCCGTCCCAAATGGATTACTGCTTTCGTCGGGGAAGTTTGCGTCGTCCAAATAGCGCAGCAATGTGCGGATCCTGGTGAGCTTTGCTCCAGTCAAGTCGTTACCAGCCGTAGTCGTATTTACGTCCAGCAAAATCGCTGTGATACTGCCAAGTAAGTTGGCGACACGAATCCTTGGTCTAGGTAGCGATCCACTTTCTGCCCTGTATTCAAATCCCTCAGCCTCAATCGGCAAAGCGCTATACGTGTTGCCGTCCCAAATAACGTTGCCGTTGCTGTTATACGGGCTAGTCCCTGCGTGGAAACGATAGGTAAAGTCAGCGCCGTGAATTGCTGCGCTGATCTCCAGCTCAAACAGCTCAATAATGCTGCTTGGATTGATCTTCTGTAGCTCGGAAACAGGTACAGCCATTAGGGCTCAAATACTTGCTGGAACGTAGCGTTGATCGTTGCCCTGCCTACATACGGGATAGTCTTGCTCCATTCAGGGCAGACCCACTTGTAGGTAGCGGTTTCGTCCAGTGGGGACCAGTCAAAGCTGGCAGCATCAGCAGCGCGTGCATCCAAAAAGGTTTCGATCGTGTCTGCATCAGCTTCGGATACGTTCCAGGTCAGATTCCACGTCTTGGGATTCATGTGGTCTGGAATCCCGTAGGTCAGGCGAGCTTGGTAGCCGTCGCCAAACTGCACAGCCCTGATTTTGGGACGGCTCGTTTTTTGTGCGCCGTAGGTGGGCGTGATTGAAGGGAAAGTAGCCATTACGCGAGCAATCCTCCAGGACGCTGTTGCTTGATCAGTTCTTGACGGATGGCGATGCCAATCGCTTCGCCAAGCTGCTTCTGCTGGTTGCTGTCACCCTCAGCACTGCTGCCGGATGCATCCACATTAACCACGATGTTGCCAACTCCTCCACCCAAAGCGTTGTTGGGAACAATCGTTCCACTTGCCTTGGGCATAAACAGTTCAGGCCCTTGTTCGCCAACCATGTAGGAGCGACCGGAGCTAACAGGACCGCCTTTTGCCTTGCCTCCACTGAACGTTCCGGCAAGCATTGAGAAGAATCCAACGCCGTCGCTGCCGCCAAGAGCGTTAATGCCAAACCGCACCAGTGCATTGGCAAGCGTGTTAAGCGTGTTGCGCAGAGCGTCGTTCCAGTTGTTGGTGCCTGTAATCAGGGTTTGGAATAAGTTGGTAAATTGCTGGCCAGCAGTATTGACCAAGTTGTTGATGTTTTGCTGAATAAACTCTTCCTCTTTACGGGCCTCTGTAGCAGCGCGTATATCAGCAATTTTGCCTTGAATCTCTTTCCGCTCTTGCTCCGTCAGCGTTATGTTTCGACCCAGCAAATCAAGCTCAATTTGCCTGAGCTGAAGCGCGTCCTTTTCGCTATCGCTAACTGCATTTATTTTTTCCAGTTGCATATCAAGACCGTTCAACGTGCTTTGAACAGCTTCTGTCTCTGCTTGAATCCGATCTGATTTGCCCTGATCAAGCTTTGCCAGTTCAGTCCGTGTAGCCAAGTTGTTTTCATCAACTTTTGCCGCCAGCTCGCCTGCATCCTTGATCCGAACGCGCAACTCCTCTTCTTTGGCCATGCCCTGAAGAAGAACCTTGGAGCGCTGCAGCGCCTCTACATCCTCAACACGACCCTGGCGCTTGGCGTCCGCAATTTGCGTATCCAACGTCAGCATTGTGCTGGTAAGGCCATTCCTGATCCTGAGCAGAGCAACTTCTTTTGTGACGCGCTCTCCTTCTTTCGCTCCTTTTTTCGCGGCCTTGCTCAAAGCAGCTGCTCTGTCATTTGCCAGTTGAACCCGCTCACGTTCGTCGCGAAGGGCAAGCTTCTCAAACTCTGCGTTTCGAGCAGCATCAGTCAAATCTTTCTGACTTACTTGTTCAATCCGCAATGCGTGCTCTTTGATTTGCAGCTGTTGACGAGCTTTAAATACAGCATCGTCCGCCAAATCACTGCCTGCCTTAGCTAAGGCAACACTGGCTTTATCAACCTCAAGTTGACGCTTAAGTATCGTCATGTCCTTAGCACTGCCACCACCGGCTTCGATTGTTCGTTGCGTCCGAATAAGAGCTTCAATAGCTGATTGCTGCTTGCCAATATCAACGCCGCCCTTTCCAACGCGAGCCTGCTCTAAACGTTGAAGGTTGCCTGCTTGGGCAGGATCGGTAGATGCAAGTGCCCGCTGCAGCACTCCACCCCTTTCAAGGTTGCTAGTGAATTGCAGGAAGCCAGGAATAGAGTTGATCAACCTGGCGACACCTGCCGCCATACGCGACATGGCGCGGTCAAAGGCATTTGACAGGTTTTGAGTCGCCTCTCCAAACTCCTCAAGTGCATCAATACCTTCGTCGCCAACAACAGCAGCAAGCGCTTTTTGTGCCTCCTCTGCTGCTTTGGCTTTGCCAGCAGTGCTTTCAAGCTCTTTAAGATATTTCTCAAGCGCCGTGCCAGAAATGCCTGCCGCTGTAGTCACAGCGTCTAAGTCGAGCGTTAGCGGATTGAGCGCCTGACCAAGCTTGGCGACATTGGCGACAACAGTATCAATCTGCTGGCCAATAGCGCTAAAAATGATCTGGCCACCAAACCCTTGACTGCCAAGGACGGAGCCCAGCGCACCACCGGCAACAGACCCCACGCCACCGCCAAATAGCAACGGGAAGCCAACGCCAAGAGCAAGGCTTTCGGCGCGTTGTGCCGCCTTGCGCTCCAGTCCCTCTACATACTTAGCAGCCTGTTCGGCAAGCTTGATCTCGCGGAAATACCGCTCACGTCTGTGCTTGGTGCGCAGGCTGTTGAGTTCTTTCTGGAGGCTGGTCGATATTTGATTGACCTTTTTCTCCCACTCAATTCGCTGTTTGGCGCCTTCAGCAAATGCTTTGTTTTGAGCGTCAACCTGTCTAGCCGCTTCGACGTTTGCAGCAAAACCGGCGGTTGCAGGACCAGCGCCGCCGGGGCCGTACATCGTGGTGCCAGCCATGCGCCGCTGGCGGGCCATCTCCAGCACAGCGTTAGCACGTTTGTCAGCAAGGATGTCTTGAGCGCGTCCAAGCTCGTAGTTGGCTTTGATTGCCTCCTGTGTGCGACGGGTTTCTTCTTCAAGGGCCTTTCGGCGCTTGTCGATTGCGTCCGCAAGATTTTTCTTTGCTTCTTCCGACCGCGCTTGCTCAAGGCGGCGCGTTGCCTCGGCTGTTTCCCTGGCAGCTTTAGCCTCTTTTTCTAAGAACTCCGTGCGTTTTTTGATGGTCGCCATCGTCTTGATGGCCTTAGCTTCCTGAAGCTCGGTCTGGGTAATGCCTTTTGCTTGGCGTACCAAGTCGTTGATGGCACGCTGCTCAATCGCTTGCCGCTTGGTTACAGCAACAAGCTGTTCAGCAGATATGCGGGCTTCTTCTGTGTTTGAGCGGTATTCACCAACTTGGCGTTTTGCGTCTTCGAGTTGTGCGTTTAGTTGATTAAGCGTCGAATCCTTAATTAGGGACTCAAAAGACCCGGCTGTCGCCTTAATTTCTTCGTCTAGACGATTAAAACTGCCCGCAAGTTCCTGAACACGGCGTCCGGCAGCAGGACCAACAGCTTTAGCGGCAGCTGGCGCAAAGGCCATAAAAGCTGCTGTGGCAGCTGCAATGCCGCCAGCAGTTGCCATGCCTGCAGGCCCCATTGCCTGCAAAGCCGATGTAACTGCAGTAACAGGAGCAGTGAGGTCGGCTACACCAGAGCCGAAATCACGGATTGCACCTACTGCACCGCCAAACCGCCCGCTTAATCCCGCAGCCGCATTTGCAACCGCGTTAATACCAGCAACACCAACAATGGTTTTGCCGCCGAAGTCGAACGCTTGGGCAACGTCGCCCAAACGTTTACCTAAACCGCCAAGCTGTTTATCTAAAACGCTAAGAGATTTGCCGTATGCTTTTACATTGCTGGAGGCAAAACCTCCAAAACCTTTAAGAGCTTGACCGAGTCCCTTGAACCTGCGTTCAGCTTGCTCGGTCTTTTTAATAATCCCAGTTATCTGGGCTTCAACGTCAGTTAGACCCTTAGCGGCCTGTTGTGTCTTAGCCCGTACCTGAATATCAACGTTATATTCAGCCACTGGGCTACAGCAGGAGTCTTACGCCCCAGCTTACCTGCTTTGCAAACTGCTGGCGCGAGACTTCATCCTGGCCCGATCTTGGGCTTTTTCCTGCTCTTCGTTGCGTAGCTCAAAAAACGCTGCCCAACCAACTAGCTCCTCCGTAGTCAAATCCCGCGAGAGCTGAGCAACGGTCATGCCCAGCTCTTTTGCCAGAAAGAATATGAAGAGCCAGTCGTTTTCAGCTTTTTAAGGTGGCTTTCGCTGCCTCCACCTTGTTTTCCGCGCCGGAGGTCAGCATCGCCAGCTGAATCTCTTGGAGAATGCTCGCCTCAACGTCACGGCGCAGGGCAGCACGCTCACCGTCTTGGAACAATCGCTTGCCGCTTTCGTCCAGTGCTTTTTCAATCATCAAGCTGAGGGCAAATTCGTTTGCGTCCTCAGAATCAACCTTCTTTTGGATTGATTCGCGCTCGGCAATAGTCAAGGGGTGCCAGTAGATCTCCAGCACCACTTCGCCTTCGCTTTTGACTTCGTGCTTGTAGAGCTGGCTGACTCCGAATTTGTTGCGGAGCAGTTCGGTAGCACGCATAAATGATTTTGTTGGTTACTACAGAATACTACGCCCGTGCAGTGAACTGGCAAGACACAATGCCGATGAAGTGCGAGCGGTCCTCTGTGTTGACTGGGGTGGGACCCACAACGTCCAAAACTCGGGGTGATGCGCTGTAAGTGTCGGTGTATCCGCTCGCGTTGACCGATGTCAGGCCGTCAATTACTGCCTCGCTAAGTGCAGCCAGCACGCCAGTTCCAGCGTTTTTGGGGACGTAGATGTTGCACTGGATCACGCCGGAGTAGTAGTCCTGCGCGGCGCCTTGCGTCTGAAGGGTCGAGCGAGAAAAGTTGACCGACATCTGGATGTACTTCGTGCGTTTGCCGGGGTTGGTAAACGGCACGTTGTCGTAGACCATCACGACATCGCTGTCTGCGCTTGCAACAGCGTCGGTTACGGCTTTCTCAAGTGCAGCCCGAGCGTTGACAAGCGTCATTTCATGTCTCCTGGCGTTTCATAAGAAACATACTTACGATCGCCTCCCAGCAGGTTAAACAGGCTGCCGCCGCTGCCTGTGTTGCCCTGCGTCGTGGCAATGCGTAGGCGAGAACGATCGCGCTTGTCGCTAAAGATCGACTTCACAAGGTCCTTCATCTCGCCCTGCACAAACCCCAAAATTTGGCTTTTAGGCGAGGCCAAAGCGTCTGCGGCGTACTTGGTTGTGTTGCCGATAAAAACGTTCTGGTTGATGGTGAACGTTGGAACCGCATGGCGCGGCTGGATTATTGGGCGTTGACCAGGGGCCAGCTTCACGTAGCCGCTGGGCATTGTGACTGTCTCGATCTTGTCCCAGGGTGAAAAATCTTCCCTTTCGTCCCTGGCACGTGGACGGGTTGTGCTTGCTTTCCAGCTAGAAGCAAAGAAACCAGTCAAAACAGGACTGACTTCCTCCTTAGCTAGCTCCTCAAGCGCCACTTGAACAAGACCATTTAGATCGTCGCTAAGACGATTCATGATGTCCTTCTTCATGTGCTTGATGTCACGCGCCATCAGAACCGCACCAAGACGACGAAGAGAATGCCTTTGTAGGTGGTGATGTCTGTGATTTGAGCGACGCGGTCGCCGTCGGCATACTTGAAGGTGACCTCGTCTTGAAGTGTCGGTTGGTTGTTGCCGATGAGATCGGGTGAGATGTAGATCTTGGCCTGACGCTGTTCGCGTCCCTCTTCCTCTTCGCTGGTGATGAACTCGACCGGGACGTAAAGATCTTCGTAGGGGCGCTCGAACTCGGTCAGTTCGCCAGTGGCTACGTCGTATGTCGTAGTCAGACGGCGGGTGTAGGTGATTTTGCTGTCGAGACCTTTGCCCAGGTCCGACACAACAGCTTTCGCTGCATCCAAAAGCGCAGCCTTAAGTTCCCCTGCCATCTCAGCCCCTCACAACACGTACTTGATAGCTGCCGCTACCTCCAAGGCAATAAGCGCCAAGATAAGACTGCAGCCAAGGATAAATGTCGAAGACGTTATTGACGGTTCCAGTGGCTTGACTGGCTTTGTTGTACTTAATTTCAAGGTCACCAAGCTTTACTTGCTCATACAAGCCAGTATCGCCAGTTGAGTCGGTGATAGCACCCGTGTCGTTAGCTAATGCACGCGCTAGTTCGTAGGTGGCGTATTTAATTTCAGTCGGAATCAGACTGCAGGTCAGCTCCACGTTGTCCACGTGGTAGTTGTTGCGGGGCCACTTAAGGGCTTGGTCGTTATCGCAGCGGTCGCCGTAGAAGTTCAGGCTGTCGATCCAGCGCGTGGCTGAAATCAGAGCGCGGTTCTTTTGGTCGTCAGTCTTGTCGTCCCAAGTGGTTGAGTCGGGGACAGTCTCAAAGTATGAGTCGGCAGCGGCCAGCGTCACATAGCTATTAGCCGTCTCACTCTTCAGTGTGGCGTTGATAGTTGCAGCCACAGCACTACCACATACTTTTTGTCAGTCTAGCGGCAATAAAAAGCCCCACCCGAAGGTGGGGCGTCCGCCTCTCATCTGAAAGATAGATCAGATAGTGGTGGTGTCCAGAGGGCTGTTGACGGTGAGCTGAACCATGGGGATCAGGTCGATGTCGTAGGTGGCGCTCCAGTTGCCCGAGGTGGCCAGGTTGGCGTTGGTCGGGTTGTCGCTGGAGGAGGTCCACTTGGTGCCCATGACGTGGTAAGCGCCGTGGTAGTCAACCGAGAGAACGTCCTGCTTGGACAGGATGTTGCGGTCTGCCTCGATTCGCAGATCGCTTTGCACACCCTCAAGGATCGTGCCGGACTTGAGCAGATAGCAATAGAACTCGCGCTGGTGGCCCGAGGTGCCAGGTGCGACGGTGTTGACTTGGGTGTCAACCACGACGCGCATACCGGCAAACTGGCCCACTTCGCGTGCACCGATGCCGACGCCGCCGCCACCCCAGGTCACAGCGCCGGAAGCGGCGAGTGCAGAGGTGGAGAAGGTCAACATGCCCACCTGATACAGGTAGTAGGCGACCGAGGGGTGAACGACGAGGGTGTCGAGTTCTTCGCCGCGCTCACCCAGGACCGAGCGAGCTTCTGCCACGGTGGCGGCAGTTAGGAAGTTGGCTTCACCACCGCCAGAAGCGGCAGCCACGCCTTTGTCCAGGGCGTTGCCGGACAGGGCAGAACCAAACAGACCGGACAGTTGCGAGAACAGACGGGCGCTGTTCAGCTTGTTAATGGCATCGGCCAGCTGGTTGCGGATGTGAAGCATGGGGTCTTCACCAGCAGCCAGAACGGCAACGTCATCCACGGCATACGCAAAACCGCGATGGACGATGGATGCAATCTGGGTTCCGGTCCCGATCTTCTGGGGAGTCAGATAACCAGCGGTGCTGGTGCCCCAGGTGGCGGTGCCGTCCATGATCTCCTCAGTGGGAGACACGGGGTTGAACTCGGGGACCTGAATGCGGGTGCCGCCTTCGCGGGCATCCAGCAGGGCATTGCGAACAACAGCGCCGCTCTTCAGGAAGAGGCTGCGCTCTTTGATCGCCTCAGACACATAAGTGCTGAGATTATTACGCTTGACGATGTCCGCCAGAAGGACACCGCCGGAATAGTTCTGAAATGGGGCGGCCATTTCAATCTCCAGGGGGAAGGTTTGTGTGGTTCAAGTCACGGACTTGAGTGGTGTCCCACGGGGACTTAGCGACCCGCTTCCCTTTTCAGCACGGCTGCAAGGTCAGGATCGCTGGCTTCCAAGGCCATTTGCCTCGTTAGGTTAATACTACCCTCCTTCCAAGGGTTAGCCATTCCAGGTGCAACTGCACTGTTAGGAGTGGGTTTAGCGCCCATTCCGGCTGCACTACTTGGCTTGAAGTGGTGCTCATAACCAGAGCCCGGATTCTTCAAGTTAGAAAGGTAGGTGTTGATGTCTTGCTCAACACCGCCGTTCAAAACAACAACGTTACCGGTGTCGTTTTTGCGGAGGTTGTTCTGCAAGAGCTGCAACATCTGCTCTGCATTGATTGCACCTGCCTGACTAATGGCAGAAAGGGCGCTCGTTTGCATCGCAGCGGTCTCGTTAGAGGTGCGCAACTCCTCTAACTGGCGTTTTAGATCGCCAATCTGTTGGTCTTTTTCTTGGGCAGTTTTGTTGGCCTCTTCCCAGAGGTCCTTCCACTGCCCTTGATCCTCCAACGTTTGTTTGCGCTGGTCGTCCTGCTTTTTGTAGACCTCATCAAGCTTTGCCTTGATGCCTTGGAATTTCTCCTCGGCTTCGGCAGCTTGAGCCCTAAAAGCAGCAATTTGACCCTCATACTCAGCGCGAAGCTGGGCTGATTGATCAATTTGAGGAGCGGTGTCGGCTCCAGCCACGGGCTGGTCAGGAGTCGCCACGGGCGTTTCCTGGATGACTTGCTCTTCCATACTCAGGATTCAGTTTCAGTGGTTTCAGGGGCAGATTCTTCTGCTTTGGCGCGGCGCTTGCGGGGTGCAGGAGCCGGTTTGTCCTTTTCGTACAAGTTTTCAGCGCGAAGCTCCACAAGTTCCCACTTGTAAGAGCCGTCGGGCTGAAGAACTTTGTCAAGGTGTTCTGCCATGACAAAGAAACACAGTGCAGATTTACTCTACTGCACTACACAGGTTCTGTTGCTGTAGGTAGAACTTCGCCTTGCACCAGAATCTGGCGGAACTCGTCACGATCAAGTACGCCGTGATCAAACAGGGCGTTCAGTGCAGTGATGTCTTGGCCGATCAGACGGTCCATGTCGTAGTCACGGCTGATCTGCACTTGGGGCGGCTCAAGCTGCAGATAGTCGGCGGCCAAGTTGAAGCTCTTCTGCAGGCTCTGTTCAAGGTCCATAGAAACCATGGACATCATTGAGTTCGTGTCAACGCGGTCCAGGCGGCGAGCGTCGGCAGACTCAGCGACAAACTTCTGCTGACTGAGGGTGCTGATACCCAAAGTCGCCATCTGCTTCTGCAGTTCCTGAATCTCGTTGGATTGCGCCTCAAAAGCGCTGGAAGCAGGCTCCACGTAATAGACCTTGTTGCCAGGTTGGGTGGCCATGGCGTAGTTCACGCTGATGGCCATGTCCTTGGTCTGGTCATCCCAG